CTCACCCATTGCAGTACACATAGGGCAATTTAACGACATCCATCCGCCAGGACTTGCTTTCTTACCAGGAATTCTTGTTAGAACTGTTGATCTTAAATTGTCAGCAAACATCTATTATTATAATATAAGAAAAAGTGCAATTTGTCAACCAATTACTGTGGCTACCAAATGAACACGATCCACTTCTAACTTCTATGTAACACTTTATCTATTGTACCAGCATTACCTGCGTCATTTTTATAAACAAATCTCAGCCAATTGCATGATAATCTAAAATTACTAGCATCAATTCCATTTAATGCAACTGATGTAGTAAAAGTTAAATGGTCTGCTATAGCATTGTTAGGATATAAATCCACTACAAACCAATTCGTTGGTGCAGCAATATCAAGACTGCCTTCAACCCAAAATTCGCCTGCCCAATTTGTAGCATAAAGGGCACAAGTATGTAAATTGGTTTGATAATTTTTTGTTGGACTAACGTCAATACCTGCACTTTCATAACGTAAACCATTTGCTACAAATGTTGTTACTATTGAACTGGCGGCCGGCGTTGGCACAACACCTTCAATAATTTCGATTGAACCTATAGCATTTTGAGATGTATCCACATACGCCAGGCCTTGTTCATCATTTAGATCTAACGTTGTTATACTATATTCATAGATACCAGCATCTATATTAACAGTATCTGTCCATGAAAATACAACATCAAACTTTCCAAGGCTACCATCTGTAACAGTTGGTATTTTTTGTAAAATCTGATTACCTGTATTTGCATCTATAACATTTAAGTATAACGTTAACTGAGAAATATTAGCGGTCCGTCTAGTTTCATCAAACACTTGGAATGAAACTTTATCATCCAATCCTTTGTGTACTTTAATTGTATCAGTATACATGGTTCCGCTTAATCCTCCATCTGTTAATGTTAAAGAATGTTTTATTTTGTATGTGTAAATATGATTAACAGCCATTTTAGTTTTTCCACTTTAACATATAAAGTATTTATCGGAATAAGTACTAACAATGAACGAAGATATTAAACAGATGATTGAAAAGTATCCTTTCTTAACAGGCATTAACTATGCCAAAACAGAAATTGTTGGTATTGTTCAAAACCATAACGCCCAGATTACCAGTATGTATTGCTATGATTTAATTAGAGATGATGAAGTAAAGAAAGCGTTTTTTGCCGTTGGCGATACATGGTGGTGGGAAAGTAATCGTATTACCCCAATTAACTTATTTCTTCCTAATGAAATGGAAAGATTTCGATTTTGTTTACGCAACTATATAAGCAAAGATGTTGAATTTTTATTTGGGCCAATTACAAGTCTTCATAACATAGTTAGAAAACGTATTAAGAGACGAACGGTACAATTAGTACGTAAGGTAGATAAAACTTAACCACATTGCTCCACTATTAAATTCATTTGTACTACAACCGCAATAGCATATGCAATCGCATGTGACTTCTTAAAATAATAACTATTATCTGCTGGTGTAATCCAAACTTCCTTGTTTATTGTATCCCAATCTTCATTTAACAAGTAACGTTTAGATGGTCTTATAATTGCTAACACAGCAGCCAATTTCTCAACTGTTCTTGGCTGTAACAGATATACTATTTTATAATGATCATGAATATGAAATAATTGTTCAACAAACTCTTTATGGTCAAGCAATTCCCACATAGGTTCTTTATTCATTAACATATCTAAATGATTCTCATCTTTTACATCTTTATAAAGATTAACATTCAAAAGATCTAACTTAAAATATCCACGTTCCTCGGCTTCTTTATAATCAAGAGTTGAAAATCCTGTTAACGGATTTACTGGTATGCTATTAAAATATACACCAGTGTTATGCTTTTTGTCATCAGTAATACTCGCCGGAATATGTTTTAATAATGTTAATACATCATCTCTATTTTTAAGATCAATGTCAATATCAGGTAATTTCATAGGCCGGCCTTTGCTAAAACTTTTTGCACAAATTCTACTTCATTAGGATCATCCTGAAATTTATTACTCCAAGTACCTGGATCTAATGCATCGGCTATTAAAAGCATTTGTTCATCATTAAGTTGGCCTAACATACTTGTTCCACTTTGACAATTAAATACAACCCATGGAGAGACCCTTCCTGTTTTAATCCAATACGTAAAAAGATTAGGATTAACTTCTCTAAAAAAATGATACCATTGTTGTTTATCAGATTCTGCCCAACGTTGCATAAATTTAATACTACGTTCCATTGCAACATCTGCACTTTCTCGTTTAGAATAATCTCTTACATATAATTCATATGCTGAATCTTTAGACCAATCATCCATTTTAACTTCATACTTAATAAGCCAATCAACAAACGATTTAAAATCTAAACAATTTGCTTCTTGAGCAAACTTTCCAAATTTTGTAAATCCTAAATAAAAATTTGACTTTCGAAATTCATCAAATGTTTTATCTTTTGGTTTAACTGCTGTAGAATGTAAATAATGAAAACGCTGAAACGCCCTAAAACCTAACTGTACATATTTTTCGCCTTGCGCCATATGCCGTCGTTTTTGCTCACAGGTATGGTTACCAAGAGTCTTGACACTCTTGAATTGTCGATTGCAAAATTTGCATTTAAATCCGTTACTTTTTTTTACTTCTACGTTTTCCATTAAAGATATCAGAAATTTGCTTGTCTGTGTATCCGAGGCCTCGGGCAAGGTCTTGAAAGTCGTCATTTGTATTTGTTTCCTTTAACAAAGTTAATTCTTCATTATTTATAGTTGGGTAAACTGCTAACAAAAATTTATCTAACGTACTCTCTGTCGCTTTGCTATTTGGTGTTCCTACGAAACAGCCTTTTGGATATGTTTGGCCGCGCATTCCTACTATAGTTAATAATAACCATTGTAACTCTGGATGATTGCTTATGTCACTATAATGATCATTACACCATTCATTAAGAGCCCGTATATAATACTCTTTATTATTATATCCAGACGACACCCAGCGGTGTACCATCCAAAAATTTAGTTTAGATTTGTTAGTTGTTTCAGGCAAATTATTATAAAAGTTTTTATCCGCGCGATGAACAGAAGGAAGTATATTTTTAAACATATCAACTGTCATTATAAATCCGAGTCTCGCCATAATTCTTTTTCAATCATGTTATTATATCACCTATATCAATTTGATCTGGAATTTTGTTTGTTTCTTTTATAAAAAACCCACACAAAGGATTGTGTTTGTTTTCCAATGGCATTGTTAAAAAATGACCGAATTTTAATTTTGGGAAGTACCATTTAAGCTCAACAAATACATTTACGATTTGCACAGGCGCCCAACTAGGCATATATCCTTTTAATGGATTATATAATAATGTTTCAAATCCTCTATCATTTAAATTTGTTAAAGGTATTACTTCTAACATTCCTTGCCCTGGATCGCCTATTAAAATATTCCAATCTAACGGCATTTGAATTTGAAACTCACCAATCTGTAAAACTACTGCTGGAGAACTAAAACTCTCTAAAAATATCAAAGGTAAAAAATAGTAATCAATAAATGCTGGGTCTGTTACATCGAGAACACAATATCTTACATCGTCGATTTCATCGGGTAAATTATTTAAACTATATGGCTCATTTTCTACTGTTAATATCTGCATACACTCTTCCTGTGATTATTATAACATCTTTTTTTTAAAAGTGCGATCATTTATATGACACTTTTTCAATATCAAACGGATACTGTGCCTCTCTATAATATTTTTTACGTGTCGTTAGATGCCTTTTACTATATTTACAATTGCTAGTGACGTCCCATATTTGCACAAAATCTTTATCGTGTGCTTTACGTATGCCTCTACCTATACTTTGGATAACTCTTACAAACGACTTCCCGGGCTCAATAAGAACAAGATTAAAAATCCTAGGAATATTGATTCCCACAGAGGCCACGCCGTAGGTTGCCACAATAAGTTTTGTATTGCTTGTTGCAACTTCGTCATATGTTTCTTTACGATCTTCATTTTTAGTCGCTCCTCTTACAAATACAGCCTTTGGTAATCGTTCAATTAACATTTCTCCAGTTTTAATTTGGCCAATTAAGACTAAAGTATTTCCTGTTTCTGCAATATCACCTATTACGTTAGAAAGATAATCAATACGCTTAGGATCAGATACCAAATATTTTAATTCACTTGGATAATTTGGATAATCAACATCGTCTTTTAACTGCAATACCTTAACTTGGCAATTACTTAACACACCTCTTTCTTGCAATTCGTGGGCACTAATAGAATTAATTACCTCACCCAAACTTGCTTTAAGACTACAGAACTCGTAATCCTCTTTTGGTATTGTACCTGTTAGTCCCCAACGAATAGGAATATTTGCAAAGACGCCTGTAAGTAATTCTTTTAGCACATCTGCTTTTGCTTGATGTACTTCATCTACCATTACACATACAACACCTTCAATAAATTGTTGTATATCGATTTTGGCTATTTTCTTTTTGCTCTTTTTAAGTAGAACATTCAAAGATTGCCATGTACAAATGGTATGTTGGCGACCAAACTCTTTACGGTCACCATAAAATACACCTACGTCGAGGCCAACATTAATATAATCCTCTTCTGTCTGTGTTACTAAGCTCTTGTTAGGTACTATGACAATGCTACGGCCGTATTCCCCTACTAGCTTACTTAGCGTAGCAGTTATAATCGTTTTGCCCGCGCCTGTAGCAACCTCTTGTAGGCTTTGTAAGTGTGACAGCGAGTTATTAACAACATCTACTTGGTAGTCTCGTAGAACGATGGGCTCTCCCTCGTTATCATGCCCCTTAGGCCACTTAATATCACTTAATACATTCTCGTCAATTTGATCAAACTCAAAATTCCATTGTTGCCTATGATCCTCTATGTCTAATTCGTATCCCGATTGCTGTAGTATTGGTAACAACGTATCTAACAAATTAAGGTATGTCCTACCACCTATATCACAGAAACGTATCATACCGTCCCAACGTCCTAACTTATACGCAGGCATATGATATGCATATGGTAGCATAAACTTGACAGCCGACGATAACTTACGCCTTGTCGCCGGGTCAACATTTTCAAATTTAACGTTTACTTCGTCACGGATAACGAGTTTTGCTGTTGGCATCTTTATCGTACCTAAATGTTACTGCACAATATCCACATATTGCTTCTGGTGATTCTTTGCTTAACTGATAATAAACAATAGGATGAGAACCTTCATTGTCCTCTAGAGGATCCTCTCCTGTACAAGAAATACTATTCGAACTTGTATAAACTATTACTTTATCCATTATAGTAAGTTTATATGAAATTGACCCAAATGTCAAGTTAAAAAAGGGGGCCGGCAATGAGACCGACCCCCCACCTTGCCCGCTCAGGCTCGGTTAACTCATAATCTTCCTAACCATGCAAGTCGTCTCTGCTAGACGCTTCCATTTCTCATTCTTAGGGGCCATTTTAAACAAGTCTGCAATTTTGAGTACCATTCTCAATGACACTTCGCGCAGTTTCTCTTTATTATCTTCGATGTACTTAACAATCATTTTTTCTTCGGCGTCGGAAAGTTTATGATCATCCAGCATACCGTCACCAACAATCTGATGAATACGAAGCATCTTATCTTGCATTGTATCCAATGTTAGATCCAAATAATGACACCTAGAAATAATTGCTTCTAAGTGATCTTTGATTTTACCCATCCGGCCGCTTGCAAGATGAACGTCGAACTTCAAGTTCGAAATAAAGATAATTGAACCCTTAAACTCAAAATGGTCCGGAATACCTTCATTCCGCAATTTGGATGAATCAGCGTTCCAATAAATCCTGCGATGCTTACCTGAATCCAACGCACCCTTAAGGATGTTTAGTGACAACTCGTCCCAAAGAACTGTGTCACAGTCATCAAGTACCAGCACCATGCCCGGATCGCTGTTATTATATAGTAGAGCATAAAGACCCAACGGAGTCATTGCACCTTTAATAATCGCATACTTGGCCTTCTTACCAGCAAGTTTATTAAAAGTGTGATGTTTTTCAAGCGTACTTTCAACACCAAACGATTTACCAACGCCAGGAGGGCCTGTTACTACCATACCACGTACGGTGCCTTCCATTGTTGCTTCGGTCATCTCATTTAGGATCTCGAAACGCTCACGAATTCGTTCGATCGCTTCTGCTTCGGTCTCTTTAGAAACTGGCGTCGAGTCTACTGTACCAGCAGGTACGTCTTTGTTGACAAACGTAAAAGCGTCTTTGTCAGCAACCCTGACTCTAATAAAGCGATTGGGAAATCCAGCAACCGGCGTTCCATCAACAGTGATGAAATTATGCTTCTTGCCTTCTGTGAAACCTTTTGTGAGAGGGAAAACTACACCCTCTATTGGAGTGTTACGGTACTCTCCAAAAACCTTTACCATTTGAGCGGACATATAATTACCTTTCGGTTGGGTGGTCGATAAATTTAATAGTTCTCATTAACTATAGTATAATAATAACATACCTAGGGGATTTGTCAACCTTAACTGGGCTATTTTGGGGGTTAAATGCAAGATTTCTTGGATTATTGTAAAAATACAACAGATTACCCTGACATTTTCAGGGTTTTTTTCGCATCTGCCACTTGCTTTGATGCGGCCGCATGTAAACGAGAATTGCCTCGGGTTAGCACCTTCAACAGGGCCTCTTTTTCTCTAATATAAACTTTAGCAAAATTTGGGTCGTGTTTTACGATGCTTTTGCTGTTGCTGATCAAATCAGCCAATTTTACCGTTTGTGCATCAGCACTGGCACTGGCAGAATGGTCTCTGTCCATTGCTTTCCTAAGGGCCCGATTTCCATCTTCGAGTTTACTTATATCGGTTAGTTCACTTACTAGTTTAGCAATCCCAGGGCCGAACGTTTCAGCAATTTCTTCAGTTGTAACATTAGTATCTTCAACAGTATCGTGAAGAAGGGCGGCCGCTTGCATTGCTTCGGAGCCTCCAACAGATTTAACAATCTGTGAAACTTCCATTGGATGGACAATATAATCCTCGCCAGTGTACTTTCGTTTCTGGCCAATAGATTCGTGGGCATCTTTAGCAAACGCCAAAGCCTTATCAACCACGTTCTCTTGATCTACTTCTATAATTCGCACACTATTCATCCATCTCGTTTAATATACTTATCAAGATCTTCATCTTGCCAACTTTTTTTTGCCAGAAGCCATTTGGGATGGGTTTGTTCCACCCATTTTTGCGAGCATTGCTTACACTATTAAATAGGCCTGCTTCGACCATAATATGTGCCATTAGCCAATGCCCCTGAATTGGAACATTCTCAATATCGTCAAAACCAAACAGTTCTATATCTTTATCAGAAATGCTTGGATGGACAAAATTGATTTCGTTAGTCACTGCCTTGCGTGGCCAACGAAGGCACTGCCCAAAACATTAAGCCTAAACCAATGCCAGCAAACATAAAGAACTGGACGAACGTCATTGTATCTTGCTCAAGGCCGCCGACGGCGCCCATACACAAGAACAAACCTACAATAAATCTAATCATATTAGATTCCTTAAATTAAAGCAGTAACAAGAACTATTGCACCAATTATTGCACATGATACTAATATTAGCGATACAATAAACTTTGCGATATTTGGCAAAAATGCAACTACTAAAACTAGCAGTATTAAAAACAGTAAAATCTCTAACATACTATCTTCTCCGCGACTGGATCGAAACCACAACTGGCAACTACCCATTGTTTTCCTTCTGGATCTTCGACTACATCTCCAACGCTCGGGGAGGACATCCGCGCAAGGC